GTTTATCTAATTCTTTAAGTATAAAAGGCTCTACTGCCTTCATTGTGTCCTCTATGACTCCTAACTTGCTTTTGTCTATTGACTTTGATCCTTTCTTACGTGGAGAGCCAAACTTTGCAATATTAGTGCGTATTGCCCACGCTGCTTCTCTTGGTATGCCTTTGGCAACACACCACTCAAGAATCCTTGCATAAGGTGGTTTCTCTCCTCCTGCCGGTCTACCTTTCTCAATATATTGCCAATGGTCTTTGCCATCGTTAAACACTCCACCAAGTATTGATAATGTCATAGTCGATTCATCAAACTCAGAAAACAACGAGGCAGAACTACGTCCTGTTGCATTGCGTTTCTTTTGAGCCATCGTAGCCTTTAGACCACTAATAACCTCCTGTGCAATTTTGTCTACGTTAATCTCAATCATTGTGTACACAAAAGTCTGTCTCAACGTCAACGTTAAAGGTTACGTACAATGCACAAAGGTTAAGTTGTGAACTGTAAGGTATGTGTCGCATCTCTAAGCCACCTGTTACCTGTGTCTCTGGATACTCGCTTACATTATCCAACAACGTAAAGGTCAATGTCTCAAAGCCGTTCATCTTAGTCCACCAATAGTCCCATCGGTTTACGGCTGTTACTGTTTGATCTGCTTGATGCAGGTTGTCAGCCAACAACAATACAACTTGATATCGTATGTATTGACCGCCTGTGTACTCAACGTCTGCAATGTTAGCGTTTTGCAACATTACTCCGTAATACGGCATTGTTTGATTTGCAAGCTTGTTTAACTCGCTCTCGTCCCAGATGTAACCGTATGACGTTATGCCGTTAGCTGTAAAGGCGTGTTCTAGCCTTGCCTTAACTTTGGATAGTGAACCTTGCGACATTACAAGCCTTCTCTATGCAGTAAAATCATAAAACCTGTCGTGCTTACAATTGGCATCATTGGCTCGTCCTTGTCTACCTTTTGTGTTTGTGTTTCTAGGACAGGTGTAACAGATACAACCTTAAAGCCTCCTTCTGGATTGTTTCGCAAATCAAATTTGCCAAGATGTATATCTAATTGCCTTGTTATTGGATTGTTTCTTGTCCCATATTCTCGCAAAGCGTTTATAGACGTGTCCATTCTCTTATGCTTAGTTTCAATCCTGTCGTATTTGTCTCTTATGTTTTGCTCTTGTTGTTTTACCTCCTCGTGTTGTATAGGAAGGAATAGTGTTATTAATGCCATTGTTTACGTTTGCCCTAAATATAAATAATAAAATTCAAAGTCATTTTGCACCTATATCTTCTATTCTTTTCTTTTCTATTCTATTCTTTTAGCATTGCTACAGCATTGCTACGGCATTGCTACAGCATAAAAGTGTTGCTACGTATACAAAAAAAATGTTGGGGGCGCAAGTTTTTAACGCCCTTTTTAGCGCCCTTTTTTATGAAATAACAATAAAAAGTGTATCTTAAAGTGGAAGAAGGATATTTCTTGTGTTTAGTTTCAGAGCCTCTGCCTTAATCGGTGGAGGCTTTTTTGTTATCTTAGGCAAATGGACTTAGAAATTACCTACGGCATTTGCGTTGTAACAATCTGGTTTGTTGGCTTTGTATTCGTAAACAAATACCTATGATACACGATGTGTTGATTATTGTGTTTTGCACGGCTTACATCGTAGCCATGTTCTATTGGATAGGTCGTACTCTTAACGACTGACTACTTAATGCTAAACGATCGACTGCTGTGCAGCTTGGCGTATCTGCTTGCATCAATAGCGTGGTCTAAATACTTGCGTGGCGTGTCCAGAAGTATGCCTGACCTTGTACGCTCGTAGACATAGTTACGTAACTCCTTAATAAGATTGATTGACCTCTTAGTTACTACAAACGGCTTTGACTTCATCAATGCAAGTCCACCATCGATTGAGCCTCTAAACTTCTTGACTCCCATTATCTGAACACCGTGTTGTCCTAACTGACGGATAACAGTCTCGTGTGACGGATCAGCCACAACCATACGCCTTACGTCCCCTGCACGTATTACAGCCATCAACTTCTCAAAGCCAAAGCCTGCCTCATAGTGTATCTCATCGTAGTAATCAATGCCATCGTGCTGCCATAGGTCGATAAGGGTTGTTGGGTTAGATTCTCCAAAGTCCATTCCTGAACAGATGTATCTTGCATTATCTGGTAACTCGCCAACTGACCAAACGCTAGGAGGAAATATAACGCCTGTTGGTGTACCTACCTCGCCAAGTCCATACACTTGCCACCAGTCAGGATCGTGCTTTCTACTCTCTATGTTGTCAATGGTTACTTGGTCAAGTGCTTCGTTGTGTGTGTAGTTTAGTTTGACAAATCGCACCTTATCCCTAAAGTCCTCCTCTGGATGTCCAAGTATCTCGGTGTGTGCCCAGAATTCTGCAACAGGGTTGAAGTCAATGATTGACCATTTTCGTGTCCTAATAAACAACTCTGACCACGCTTCATAACTGATGTTGTTAGCCTCATTAATAAATAGGTAGTCACGCCTTGCACCTCTCAGCTTATCGCCTTGGTCAGCACTAAAGAACTCAAAGGTTGCCTTCTTGATGTTGTAGGTATGGCTTGACTTGTTGTGTTGCCGTTCACGATACATATCGTTAGACGTTAGAATAGCAAAGAAGTCACGCATTGCACCACGCCTTAGATGTGGCAATGACTCCGATACAATACTTATCAATCCTTCCAGACTGTTCTTGTGTGCTGCTACAATTAGGTATTGCAAGACTCCGTACGTCTTACCTGCTGACGTGCCACCTTGCACGATAACAATACGACCATCGTCTTGTATTGCCTTGCCTACTTGTCCAAACGCTGATGTTGTTCTCAAATGTTATGCAGTACGTCCATTGCTATCTGTGACATTGGTTGTATCACAATTTGAGGTTCTCCTGTGTTTTCTATTTCTTGTCGTTCAACATACCCTCTCTTCTTGCCTTTGGTCTTTAGGTAGAAGATCGTTGCCGTTGTATTGCCGTCCTTAATCTGTTTGTGTAGGCTTGACTCTGCAAAGTCTAATGCGATGTCGTTTACATCTTCAATTGATGCTTTATAGTCCTTGTCCTCTCGCATCCATCGATAATGCGTTTCTCTGCTAATGCCGACAGCCTTGCAAGCACTTGTTACAATGCCCAAAGCCTTCTCCATTGCCTCAACCATTGCCTTTTTATTGATGTCACTTTTTGTCATATTGCTGTTGTTACGAAGTACGCACCGCTATACTTTCTGTCAATCAGTTCTTGTATGTCAACCTCTGCCTTCTGTGATTGCTCTGCACTCTCAAAGGTAATCTTTATTGTTGATTGTTTTTCTTGCTCCTCATCTAAGGCTTCAAACGCCTCGCCTACTTGCGGCACATCTAAACCCCAATCATTTAGATCGCTAACATTCCACTCGTTTGCAAGCAGTTCCCAATCCCAATCGCCAAAGCCAACGTTGTCCTTAATAATAAACTGCCGTTGCTGTTCCTCTGTTAGGTCATCAGCGTAAACAACAGGCACTTCGGTTAGTCCGATCTGTTTACACGCCTTTAGTCGCATATTGCCACCAAGCACAATGTTGTCTTTGTTTAGCACAATAGGTCTAAGTTCAAGCATACGTGGAAACTCCTCGATTGACTTTACCAACTTGGCAAACTTGTCCTTGTTTATACTACGTGCATTGTTTGGATTCTGCTTAATAGCAGACAACTTCATTATTTTACTATTCATCGTACCTTAAATATACTGCCGCTTCTGTGCAAGTGTATAGTTTGCTTGCCAATTACGTCCTCTGGGTCAATTGACAAACCTTCATATCGTATCTCGTAATGTAGGTGTGGCCCTAACGAGTTGCCTGTGCTGCCTACAATGCCAACAGGACATCCTTGTGGTATCCAATCTCCTTCCTCAACTAGCAACTCCCTTAAATGTGCGTAATATGTTTCCAATTGGTTTAAGTGTCTGACTATAACAAGGTAACCATATCCGCCATTATATCCTTTCTTTGCGTATCTAACACGCCCTAACCACGAACTCTTGACCGTGTCCCTGTTGTTGTGTGATATGTCAAGTCCGTGATGTATACGGCCATTCCTGTAACCGTGTCCACTAACAAGTACACCATCAACAGGATAGTGGATATCTGTTAAGTGTAGTGTTGCCGTGTCTGGCAAGATTCCAGGACGGTAATGTATTTGTGCTGTTGTATTCAATGCTATTAAAAGCATTATACCCATTGCATAGCGATAAACCATAATATTAGTGTTATTCCTATTGATGTTAAAATAATGTCAACCATATAAATTCTTAAAAAATTGCAATTTGATTAGGTGATGTTGTATTAAAATTATCTAATAGCATTACTTTTTTCCTTTTTTTAGGATTGATTTTGTACATCCATATTTTTTTTGGCAATCCTGTGTGCATTACTGCTTCGCCTGTTTTTACTGCCTCACGCATTTTATAAGAATAATCTCTGTCTATTGTTAGACTTCTTGGATGGTATGTTTTATCATTCCATTGCACATATTTTGTAGGCGTTGTTTCGCCTATTAACTCAAAATTGCTTGCCTTATAAATAGTTCCAATGTGTCCTACTGTTAAGTCACTATAGGATAAAACATATTCATACTTAGTATTGCAAGTAATCCACTTAATTATTTGACCTAAAAAGAAACTTTCACTATTAAACGGAGAATCGTCAAGACAAGCCATCCTTCTAATATCAATGCAATTTTTGTACTTCTTTTCGTGTCTTGGTTTTCCTAAAACGCTTCCACCAACCAATTTATTTCCTATAAACATTGCAAAACAAACGCTAATTCCACCTCCCATATTATCACTTTTATAATGAAATTCTTTAAATATATGTGAGATGTTTGCAAATTCGCAAAGCATTATCTTACATTGTTTTTTATCTAATTTGTCACTCATAGACTCATTAGCATATCTAACAACTCCTGCTGTGGAAACATATCTGACTTCCACTTGTTCGTATTACTGTGTGTCCATAGTCCTTTGACTCTGCCGTAGTACGCATCTACATTCCATTCAAATGCTGCTGCACCTTTTTCCTTAACAAGTTTTGGCAATCCATCACGTATGTCAATGTTGTCTCTGTTGCCTAAAAACTCAATAAGGTGCTTTAAGGCGTTTAGTTGCTTGTCGCTGTATCTGTGCCAATACTGTTTATTCTTAAACGCCTTGTCTAGTTTTACAATTTGTTGATCGTGTACCCTATGCCCTGCGTAACACTTGCCGTTTACAATGTAACTAAAGTTGCACACCTCGATACCAACGCTGTCTGTGTGCATTGCTTGGTTACCGTTTCTGCCTAAGTGCCAAGCATAGCCACCGTCAGGTATACACTTTACGATCTCGCCATCGTACTCAAAGTCTGTATTGAATATTGACGGCCCACCAATAACAAACTCTGTTGCAATACGTCCACGCTTATCTCGTCCCCAATTGTCTATGCACTTGTAAGGATTGTGCCATCCTGCTGTGTGATGCAAAAATAAATACTT